TGCTCCAGAACCGATTGTCCCCGGTAGTGGGATGGGCGGTGCTTCCAAGATAGACGAGAGCAAGTTGAATGACGATGAATGGTTCAAACTGGAACAACAACGATTAAAAGATAAACTTAAAAAAAGAACTGGAGGATAATATATGGCTAACACAATTAAAGATCTAAGTGATGGCGACCTTGTTCGCAAATATCTCGCATCTTTCCACAACAAACTCAAATTCCTGAAAACAATAAATAAACAATACGATTCGCGTTTTGCCAAGTCAGGCGCAAAGAACGGCGGGGATTTGCTTATTAAAGACCCGAATCAGTTTACGGTACGAACTGGAGCCGTAATGGATACTCAGGATGTCAAGGAAACCACACAGACCCTTACTGTGGCAACACAGAAAGGTGTTGATGTGAACATGAGTTCCATCGAATGGACGATGGAAATCGACGATTTTGAAGCAATGGTTATTGACCCTGCAATGGCCAGACTTGCGGCACAGGTGGAATACGATGTTCTTGCAGGTGTGTATTTGAACGTAGCGAACTTAACCGGAACTCCGGCAACGACCCCGGCTTCTTTCTCGGCAGTTTTGGCGGCAAACGCACGTTTAAGCCAGATGCTTGCCCCGGAAACAGACCGGAATATCCTGATGGATTCAGTTGCCATGTCAGCAACGGTAGCCGCAATGGGACTGTATTTTCAGCCAGCAGGTGAACTGGAGAAAGCCCTTTCAAGTGGTTATATCGGTCAGGCCGCAGGTATGAAATGGTGGGAATCGAATATGGTTCCGAACCATACCAACGGAACTCGTGACGACACAACTCCGATAACAACTACGACGAACATGGCAAACGGTGACACAACCCTGACAACCACAGGCGCGGATGGAACATTGACAGCCGGTGATGTTTTTACGATTGCTGGTGTTTATGATGTCAATCCTGAAACAAAACAGGTGTATTCTCATCTGAAACAGTGGGTTGTCAGAACCGCTAAAACCCTTGACGCAACAGACGTAATTGATGTTGCTCCTACGATTTATGTCTCAGGCGCAAAAAAGAACTGTGATGTACAGGGTTCAGGTTCAAAGGCTCTTGTGTTTATTGCTGCTGGTGGTTCAGGTGCGGCTTCTGGTGTTTACGCTCAGAATATTGCATATCACAAAGATGCTTTCACATTCGTAACGGCTGACCTTTACAAAGATTCAGGAGCCAGAATGTCAAGCGCAAACATCGAAGGGATTGCAATGCGGCTGTGGAGAGGTAATGACATCGTGAATGACAAGTTCCCCATGAGGCTCGATGTGTTGTACGGTTTCAAGACAATCAGGCCAGAGTGGGCTGTAAGGGTCAGGGGTTGATAAATGAATAATTGTGGTAGTTTATAAAATATAAGGAGAACAATGATATGACAGTCGACTATATTGGAAACGGGAATGATGATGGAACCGATTTTGGATATGCTGCTGCTTCCAAGATTGGTTTTTACGGGCTGACAACTCCGATTGTGCAGCCCACAACGGGTGCTGCTGTTGCAACTACGGCATCCACTACGGCTACGCCTTATGGATATACAACGTCCACACAGGCTGATGCGATAGTAACTGCACTTAATCTTACCAATGCAGCTTTACGGGCACTGGGACTTTGTGCATAAAACCTTTAAACGGGGTGGGGTAACACTCACCCCGAAAGGCTTTCATGGAAGCATATACTGGCAAACTGATAATCTTCACAACTTTCTATAAACAACAGACTTTAAGTTGTTATTGCGACTCTTTGTTTCAAACTGCTGTTTTACTGGAAAGACTTGGGATTAAGAACGATTATTGGTCAAACAGAGGCGACTTCCATGTAGAAAGGTCTATTAATACTGCTCTTACAGCATTTCTAGATAGTGATGCTACTGACATCATTATTATTGACTCGGATGAAGAATGGAGATCACAGGATATTGTAAGGTTGTTAATGCACGATGAAGAAATAGTCGGCGGGTCATATAGAACGACTATGCCAAAGATACGTTATCTTGGGGAACTAAAAACCGCAGAAGATGGGGCATATTTAGGCAAGATGTTACCTGATGGCAATGCTCTTCTTGAGGCGTATAGAATCCCCTCTGGCTTTATGCGAATTAAGAAATCAGCAATTAAGAAGTATGTGGATGCTTATCCAGATAGTTACTTTCTGTCCGAAATAGACGGGAAGGAAACTAAAATATATACATTCTTCTGGAACGAAATCAAAGATCACATCTTTTATGGTATGGATTATGCTCTTTCAGAGAAATTTACGGCTCTTGGTATTAAGTTATGGATTGACCCGATGATACAGATAGGACATTGGGGGCTTACTGAATACAAATCTGATTTAGACAAATACCTGCGCATGAAGAAGGATTTACAGGATGGGAAAACAGCTTTTGGTATTGTAGAACAAATGGCAAAGGAAATTGAGGCTCGTAATGGCTGAAGGTGTATATAAAATAACAGAAGATTTTGAAAGTCTGCTCTGCAAATATACAGGTTCCCCTTTTGCTGTTGCTGTGGATAATCAGTCAAACGCTCTTTTCCTGTCATTGAAATACGAAGGGATTGATGGCAAAGAAATAACTATTCCGGCAAGGACGTATCCATCTGTGCCCTGTGAGATTATACATGCTGGCGGTAAGGTTAAGTTTCATAAAGTCACAGGAGAAACCCTAAAAGGTGCATATCATCTTAAAGGGTCAAGAACTTGGGATAGTGCATTAAGGTTTACTTCTGATATGTATATACCTAATTCATTCATGTGTGTGTCTTTTACAGGCCCTTATAAACACCTAAAACTATCCAAAGGAGGGGCAATACTCACAGATGATTATCAGGCGTATTTATGGTTTAAGAGAGCTAGGTGTTCAGGAAGAAGGGAATGTTCATATCATAATGATAATCTTGATATGCTCGGTTGGAATTTTTACATGATGCCTGAGCTTGCGGCAAGAGGATGCCTTCTTATGGCTCAATTCTATGATTCTTATGGAATGCCGAAAGAGAATGAAGACCTTGAAATAAAATATCCAGACCTTTCCAAATTTAAGGTGTACCAATGAAGATAGGAAAACAATCTGGAATATGGGGTCATATTGAGCCATTTAGAAACGACATAGTTTCAATAGGAGATTATTTTGTTCTTGGAGCTGGTTCTATAATTATTACCCATTGTCCGATAAGTTTTTATAACGGGAAATCGGTAGAAATCAACATAGGTAATTATGTTTATGTGGGTGCCCATTGCATAGTGTTGCCTGGTGTTAATATAGGAAACAATGTGGTCATAGGTGCCGGAAGTGTGGTGTCTAAAGACATTCCTTCAAATGTTGTAGTTGCCGGAAATCCATGCAGGATTATCAGATATATGTCAGAAACCGAAACACAAAGACTAAGACTATTGGCAGAACAAGGTTTGGTCGCAGACGGAAAGGAACCCGAATGGAAATAAAAAAAGGTGCGAATGTAATAATAAGTCCTTTAGCCAGAATCTACTGTAGTTCATTAGAGATCGGGGATAATGTGCGAATTGACGATTTCTGTATCCTAACAGGGAATATTAAAATAGGCTCGAATATCCATATAGGTTGTTATAATTTTTATAGTGGTAATAACGGAATTGTACTTGAGGATTTCGTACAGATGGCTCCAAGGATTTCTTTACTATCTGCAAGCGATGATTTTAGTGGTAATAGTTTGGTAGGCCCTTGTTTGCCAGACGAATTAAAGCCAAGACTGATGAAGGGGGCTATTGTTTTAAAGAGGCATGTTTTGATTGGGACTAACAGCGTTGTAATGCCAGGGGTGACAATATCAGAAGGAGCATCTATAGGAGCTTATTCTTTAGTTAAGGGTGATTGTGAGGCATGGGCAATATATGGCGGAGTTCCAGCAAAGAAAATTAAAGAAAGAAGTCAGAAGATGCTCGAACTTGAAAAACAGTTTAACAATATGAGGTTATAATGGCAACATTACAAAGTCTGATTGATTCTGCTGCTAAAAAAATAGGATTATATTCGTTAAGCACCGATGAATATGATAGTGCCATTGTTGGCATAAATAACATGATTGGTATATGGGGCATTGAGAATCTTTCTCCTTATTTAATTCGGGAATCAAAAGCACTTACAATCGGCACGGCTGAATACACGATTGGTTCAGGAGGTGCTTTCGATACAACAAGACCTATATCTTTGGAATCAGTTTTCCTTCGCAATTCAGACGGATATGATTATCCTGTATCTGTTATAAATAATGTTGAATATAACGACATAACTTTAAAGACATCTGAAGGCAGACCAACCGCTGTTTATTTTCTCGCCGAATATCCTCTCGCAAAAGTCATATTTAATTATGAACCTGATGTGGCTTACACGGCTTACTTTGATTTTAGGAAAGGTTTCACCGAATACACGGCAATAACAGAGACGGTTACTCTGCCGAGTGAATACAAAAACGCATTAATATATAATTATGCGATTGAGTTGGCAGAAGAAAATAGCATAACGCCGAATCAGTCAATAGTGGAATCTGCCAGATATTTTAAACTTCTTTTATCTCGGCTGGACGCAGTGAACAGACCACCTAAAATAGTTAAATTTGATTTTGTACGCAACCACACACTTAATATAGAAACGGATGTATAAGTATGCCGTATTCTGGAGAAACGTTTGATATAAAATGTCATGTTGGCGGTTGGAATGCGAATCCAAATATTGATACTATCCCTCTATCTGCAATGGTTGAAGTTAAAAATCTGAACCTGAATAAAGGTGGCAGAGGAACCAGGGGCGGTGTTGA